ATTTTGTTCTGCTTCTAATCTTGACGCTTCAAATGGATCTTCGTTGGTGTTAAAATCTTGCGCCTGGTCTACTGCAATTCTGTCTCGTGTGGCAATTTGTTCAGCGTCCGTGACAAAATCAGGTTGTAGACCAGGATCCACCAGAGCTGCCACCTGGTTTGGTTGTCCGCTGTCAGGGTTGCCGCCACCAGCCGCATATCCATCAGCATTGGCTTCAATCACTAGTTCTTGTTCTGCTGTGTTGTCGTTGGCCAATCGAATGTAATTTTCCTGACTGGCATTGTTGGCTTCTAGTTCTGCTCTACGTTGATCTGAAATGTTAGGGTCTGCAAGTTCTTGATTTTGTTCGGCAATAATTTGTTCAGCGTTGGTAATGCCAACCTGATTTCTGGCAATGGCTCCGCCTGCTGAATCAATATTCTTGAGATTGGTATTGTTTGTGCCTGGATACAATGCCGCGGCATCTGCGGCTGTTTGTTGATCTTGTGCTATGCGTTGGTCAGCAGTTAATGTTCCTGTGCCGTTGTAATAAGCATCTGCTTGATCAGCGTTTAGTGTAGTACTACTAGCACTAATTCCTCTTGTTTGTAGAGGAGCCGGAACTCCGTAGCCTTCCAATGTAGTTGGGTCTACAGTGGCCTGTACTCCAAAGCCTTCTAGTGTAGTTGGATCTACAGTGGCTTGAATTCCAAAGCCTTCTGTTGTGGTTGCATCAACTGGTGTTAGGGCTGTAGAGGGACCAGTGGGTGCCACCAATGCCGCCACACCTGATCCAGTGGTTGCGGCTGTGGTACTCGCAACAGTATTACTGAATAGGCTACCTATAGTGCCACTAAACAAATTTCTAATAGTACCCAGGGCATTGTCAATACTGGGAAAGTTTGTGGTAAGGTTGCCAAAACCAAATCCACTGGTTGCAATGAGCGTGGATCCAGGCAGTTGTGGTATGCCCAGTCTGGCACGGATGTACGGATCTGTAGGATCTGCCCCACCGAGATCTTGCAATTGTGTTGGTGAGAGTCCCGCGTAAGCATCGTTCACTGGACTAGAGTATGTGGTAGGCGGTACTCCTGCAACGGGTGTTCCGTTTGCATCAACTGGGTCACCTTGTGCGTTAACAAAGCCACCATTGCCGTCAGATGTACCCAGCCCAAATCCTTCGCCACCATTGTTTGTATCAACTGCGGCTTTTGTTTGTGGCAATGCTATTTTGGTTACAGTATAGCCACTACCCACAAAGGAACTGGCGTAGTCATTGGGGTTTTGTGAGTATGCATCAAGTTCGGCTTGGCTGTTGAACAAGTATGTTCCACCAGGGTAAGACACAGAGATAGGAGGACTAGTAGTGGTCGATGACTGTGGCGTTGATGTTTGAAATTCTGTGGTTTTTGTATCTGTTGTTGTATTGGGTACTGTGTTGGTCGTGGGAGCATTGGGTGGATTTGATACCACTGTGGTTGTGCCACCGTTGCTGTCTGATCCTGTTGGGTCTGCCATTTTATTATTCCTATCACTTATTTACCCATTTCTAAAACGGCGTATTTTTACAAAGAGGTTGACAAGTGTTGTAAATCTGCTACAATAAGTACATATTAGGAGACCTGGTCTAACATGACTTTACTACCAAAAGCGGCACCTCGCGTGAACTATCTCAACAACAGAGATATCTTAAAAGAAATTCACCTCAGTAAAAACAACTACTGCTGGTTCCAAGACAGAGCATTGGATCATCAGTTTGATATTATTTTGCCGTCAATTGACAAGATCAATCAGCGTACCATTGCCGAAGCCCGACGTAATCGAGCAGATCGGCTCAAGCGGGAAGGTACTATTGTAGATCCTAAAAAGATACCCAACACAGAAATTGTGTTCCGTATCACTTGCTGGGAACACATACCCCGGGCGCCTAAAAAAGTAACCAAAGCCGAAGCCAAAAAGCGCAAGTTAGAAGAAATTTTAGACTTGGATGATGCCACCGAAGATGATCCGTTGGCAGACATTGTGGATGTGCCTGTGTTGGACATGAATCACGTGCGTGTGAACTTTCCTCCGTTTGAACACTACAGAATTGATGATGAAAAGAAACCATTCATTGTGGGCCGTAGCCACTGGCGGGGCGATTTGGTCACAGGAGAGTTTTCCAAGGACCACGGCGACATGACCAAGAAACTGGCCTTGATGTTTATGAAATTATGCGAAAGATATGCTACAAGGAGTAACTGGCGTGGATATACCTACAACGAAGAAATGCGGGGACAAGCCTTGCTACAACTCAGTCAAATCGGACTCCAGTTCGATGAATCAAAATCGCAGAACCCTTTTGCGTATTATACTGCCGCTATCACTAATAGTTTCACTCGTATCTTGAACATTGAAAAGAAAAATCAAAACATCCGTGATGACATACTAGAAATGAACGGACTCAATCCTTCATGGACTCGTCAGAACTCTGGCAAACACAGTATGGCCGCCATGTCCGGACCGGTCGTAAGTAGCCTGGATGAGTAGTATACTAGTGCGATGACAAATCTATTTCGTAAAGCCGCGATCTTCACAGACATTCACTTTGGACTCAAATCAAACAGCACTCAACACAATGAGGACTGCTTAAATTTTGTCAAGTGGGCAACTGCCAAGGCCCTGGCCGAAGGTTGCGAAACCTGCATGTTTCTCGGTGACTGGCACAACAACCGTGCTAGCCTAAACATTGTTACCCTAAACTACAGCCTACGGGCACTGGAGCACATGAATGATAATTTTGAAAACGTGTATTTCATTCCTGGCAATCATGATTTGTATTATCGAGATAAGCGCGACATACAAAGTGTGGAATGGGCAAAGCATCTTCCCCGTGTACAGATATGTAACGATTGGTTCAGCAGTGGTGATGTTGTCATTGCTCCTTGGCTTGTAGCCGATGACCACAAACGTATTCCAAAACTAAAGGGCCGGTACATGTTCGGGCACTTTGAACTGCCCGGTTACCTAATGAACGCCATGGTAGAGATGCCGGACCACGGTGAGGTGCGTAGAGAAGACTTTGGTAACTTTGAGCATGTGTTTACAGGACACTTTCACAAGCGTCAGACCAAAAAGAACATTACCTACATTGGCAATTGCTTTCCGCACAACTATGCCGACGCTGGTGACGACGAACGTGGCATGATGATACTAGAGTGGGGTAAAGAGCCAGAGTTTCATGCCTGGCCAGATCAACCAAGATATCGTGTGCTGGGACTGGCTAGCATCATTGACAATGCACCTAAACTGTTGGCTACAGGCATGCATGTACGTGTGCAGTTGGACATTGAGATTTCATACGAAGAAGCCAACTTCATCAAAGAAAAATATATCAAAGAATATGGCCTGAGAGAGATGGCCCTGATTCCAAACAAGAACAGTTCGGTAGACACAGATATGGCGCCTGGCGAAGTCAAGTTTGAATCGGTGGATCAAATTGTCACAGACCAAATCACCAACATTGAATCAGAATTCTACGACAACAAATTACTGCTGAAGATTTACCAGACACTATGATAAGCATAAAAAATCTAACCGTGAAAAACTTCATGAGTGTGGGTGCGGCCACCCAGGGCATTGACTTTGATCGTAATGATCTTACGTTAGTACTTGGTGAAAACTTAGACTTAGGTGGAGATGGATCACGTAACGGCACAGGTAAAACTACGATTATTAATGCACTGAGTTATGCCTTGTATGGCCAAGCACTGAGCAACATCCGCAAAGACAATTTGGTAAACAAGACCAATGGCAAGAACATGCTTGTGAGTTTGGACTTTTCAGTCAACAGTCAAGAGTACAGAATTGAGCGCGGGCGCAAGCCCAATGTGCTACGTTTCTACATCAACAGCGAACACAAGGCCGCTGAGGATGAAGCACAAGGCGACAGTCGTGAAACACAAGATGCAATTGAGCGTGTGATGAACATGAGTCACGACATGTTCCGACATGTGCTGGCGCTAAACACCTATACAGAACCGTTCTTGAGTTTGAAAGCCAATGACCAAAGAACTATCATCGAGCAGTTGTTGGGCATTACCTTGCTGAGTGAACGTGCTGATGCAATCAAAGAACTCAACCGTCAAACCAAAGACGCTATTCAGGCAGAAGAGTTCCGCATTCGTGCTGTGCAAGAAGCCAACAAACGCATCGAAGAACAGATTGAAAGTCTGCGTAAACGTCAGCGGCTATGGACAGCCAAGCGTGATGAAGATGTGGGCCGACTAGAACAGGCCATTGCAGACCTTGAACACATTGACATTGATGCTGAAGTACAAGCACACAGAGACCTAGAAGCATTTCATGTGAAGAAAAAAGCCCAAGACGATGCCACACGTTACATTCGTCAAATTGACGCAGACGATGCCAAACTAAACCGACTGCTAGACAAACTCAAAACTGAGATTGAGGCCCTGGATGCTCATAAGTGTCACTCATGTGGTCAGGACTTGCATGATGACAAACAGGATGAGTTGAAGCAGGCCAAACAGGCTTTGGTGCAAGAAACAGCACTGCAACTCTTGGCCAATGACACACAACGTCAAGGGCATGAAGATACCGTTGCTCTGATTGGTACATTAGGCACAGCACCCACTGTGTTTTACGATTCGCTAGAGCAAGCATTGAATCATCGCAATACTGTTGAAACCCTACGCAAAGATTTAACCTCACGCCAAGCAGACGCAGATACTTACGAAGAACAAATCACAGACATGCAAGGTCAGGCCCTGCAAGTTGTGTCATATGACACACTGAACGAACTTACTCGTTTGCAAGACCACCAGGACTTCTTGCTCAAACTGTTGACCAGCAAAGATAGTTTTGTACGCAAGAAGATCATTGATCAAAATTTAAGTTATCTAAATGCACGTCTTACACACTACTTAGATCGCATTGGCTTGCCACATACTGTGAAGTTCCAAAACGACCTGACTGTGAGCATCGAAGAACTGGGTCGCGAACTGGACTTTGACAATTTATCACGTGGCGAACGCAACAGACTGATCCTATCAATGTCATGGGCGTTCCGCGATGTTTGGGAAAGTTTATACTCACCTATCAACTTGTTGTTTATTGATGAATTGATTGACAACGGCTTGGACACACAAGGTGTAGAGAATGCTCTGGCCTTGCTGAAAAAGATGAGCAGAGAACGACACAAATCAATTTGGTTAGTATCGCACAGAGATGAACTAGCAGGGCGTGTAGAAAACATTCTCAAAGTAATCAAAGAGAACGGCTTCACTAGTTATAACACGGATGTGGATACGGTTATTAACTAATTACAATCAAATATGTCCGATATCATACGTCTTGAACCCAACGAGCCTGTTTTTTCAATCACCTGGTGCATGCATTTACGCTGTAACAATGACTGTATGTATTGTGGTGACCGACACGACAATCACTCCGACATGCCTTCTCTAGAAAAATTACAGACGCAGTGGATGACTGTTTTTGAAAAAACAAAACATGTGGGACTACCATATAAAATTGCGTTAACCGGCGGTGAACTCACCATAAACAAAGATTTTCTTCCATTTATAGAGTGGCTATCGGAACATTACAAAACTTATATACAAAATATTGGCATAACCACCAATGGTCGCGCCAGCAAAAACTTTTATCTAAGATTGTTTGACAAATTGAAATTTATCAGTTTCAGTACTCATACTGAGCAGATGGATATTGATAAATTCTGTGACACTGCTATTGCCTGCAATCAATTTGCTAAAGCATCTCCAGGTAAATTTTTCATGATTAATATCATGGAAGAATACTGGGCAAAAGAAAAAATAAAATATTTTATTGATTTTTGTCATCAAAATAACATCTACTACAGCGTGGCCCGGATCGATCACAATCGAAAGGATTCTAGAACATATCCCATTTTCCATGTTAGAAAAAACAGTGAGGAGCGAAAAGATTTAATGTATTCTCCCGAGTTGGCTGAACAAACGCATCAAGCCATCCAAGAACATATAAAAGTTTACAATCTACCGGAAGAAACCTACAACAATGTTACTGTGTATCATAGAGATGGTACTAGCGTACAAACTTATGCTACAAGATTAAAATTTTTAGGTCTAGATAATTTTCAAGGATGGAAATGTCATGCTGGGGTTAATCGAATCAATATTGCACCTGACTCCACAGTATATGTTGGAGAATGCTATAATGAGGTACTGGGCAAGTTGGATGACAACAGTTTTCAACTGTTAGACAGCCCCGGGGTGTGTAGGCTCAAGACCTGTACAAACAACCCAGATGACATAATGATCAACAAGAGTGCGCCAGATTTATTGCCTTAATATGATTAGAATGATAAATTATAGTGCATGGTATGGCTTTACGAGAACACTCATATTGAACAACTACCCGAAGACTGTGTTGGGTTTGTATATCTAATCACGAATAATCTCACTGGACGCAAATACATAGGCAAAAAATTAGCAAAATTTAGTAAAACAACACAAAAAACAGTCAAACTCAAGAACGGCACAAAAAAGCGCAAGAAGATACGCTCCAAGATCGACAGTGATTGGAGAGAGTACTATGGGTCAAGCCCAGAATTAACCGCAGACGTAATCAAACTAGGCACCGAAAACTTCACCAGAGAAATACTTTACTACTGCGGATCAAAATCTGAATGTAGTTATGTCGAAGCAAGAGAACAATTTGCCCGACGAGTATTGGAATCAAAAGATTATTACAACGGCCATATACAAGTTCGTGTGCATGGCTCACACATAATAAACAAAATTTAACAGGCAGCGATCACGACAACGTGGTGAGTGTATTGGCTCACCCCCATTGCAGAACGGTGGAATACCCGGTCTAGACTTGGGCGTCAAAGGCAATTGCTAACTTAAGGCAACAAATGGTTTGGGCTCTGTGAAGAAGATACACCCCATGCTCGTAGAACTTGGATCTAATATCGGGTTACTAGGGTTCCGTTGATATGTGAAGCTTGAGTAGGGGGTACCGGTCAACCGCCTCCGCGTAGGAAACTACAATCTCATTACTATTAGATGACTGTGCTACTCAGATGATGCTCTTTCATGTTCACCGTGCATACGGTGAATTATGACCAATTAATCTAGATGATACTTAAAACAAATAGTTAGAGAAACAATCAGTTGTTGAGCGCAAGCGAAAACAACAGACTTACGTAGTAAGTCTTGAATGTTAACTAATACTTTTTCGTTTGCCTTTGTGTGTTGCACTAATCTTAGATCTTGACTCTAAAGTCAAATAATCTTCTGCTTTCTTTCCTTTGTTGTGCGGGGTGTGACCAAACATATTAGTTGTGTTTAATTTTGGTTTTCCTCTTGATGATTTACTCTGCTTTAGGCATGATTCAATTGATCGTGGTCCTGTCTGTAACCCTTTGTTCCAAGGAACTCTACCTTTAAGTTTAGATCCTACTTTTGCTCGGGTCATTGCTGTGGGATTTGTTGCCCCGTCCCCACCATCTGTTTTATTGTTTAAGATCCCTGTTCCTAAATCCTTGCGTCCATACCACTGTATAAATCTACGTTCCATTGCTAACGCACCTATTTCAGTTAAGTTAGATTCAAGTATTACAATCTTAGCACTATTTCTAGGGATTTTAAAGTGATGTTTCCCCCAGGCCCTAGATCCTTGTCCTTTGCCGATATAATAAGGGGAGTTGTTTGATTTACGCAAATAAGCGTAAACGTAGAACCCTGCAGGGGTTGCGTGTTTGTTGTAAATATTCATGCTGATTGCTCCTTCAAGCGTTAGAGTAGTTGGGGATTCCCGTCCCGCGAACTACACTTATATTTATAAATACTCAAAGGATTTATTATGGCAAATGCAACGTTGGCAGCATGGAGTGCAAAATTTCTAAAGGAATTGAGCACGTATAATCTTGCTTTAAAAAGTTATGATAATAACCTTAAAGCATTCTACAGAAGTAGAGGTGGTGGTAGAAGCATAGAACCAAGGTCAGAGCGGCAACGGAGAGTAATTCCTGCAATTGATGCACTTGTAGCAACCTGTAATACATTAGGTGATAATCTTGCTTCAGATACTCCTAACAGAGCAACAATCTTGTCCAGCCTACTGGTGATTTCTAATCAGATCAATGCTGGCAAATCTCCCAATGGTCCCAGGGATCAACTTCCAAATTATTATGTTTCTGCTGTTGATTGGTACAATGCTAACATCAAACCATTAATTTAAACTCATAGATTTTGATCCGGCCAGTCGCGGAAAAGTGCATGTTGAATGTTGCCCGAGACAAATTGATTGAAACTTTTGTGTTTGACTTCGAGTTCGCCTTCGAGTGGTGCTACTCGTTTGAAAGCACTATCCATCTGAGCCATACCTGTGAACTCCATGATGATCATCCATTCTGGCATGTCTGCGATTGAACGAAATCCCATCTTGCATCGGGTGATTCTGTACGATTCCATCTTGCCTTCTGAGATCAAATGATCAAAGAAACTTTTCATTCCTGTGACCCAGTCGAGATCAGATATGTCACCTTCTTTGTCTGCCCAAATTGTATATAAATCCATAGTTACTCCAGTGGTCCTAATAGTTCAAAGCCAGCCATGCTTTGTTTATACAAGTGCGCTTGTTCAAGATACAGGTATTTGAACCCACGAGCCTTGTAAATAGCACACTCTGTTTTCATTGTTTCAATTCCCAATCGCAGGCCTGGCTTGTGATAGTTCCATGCAAACTGATCGCATAAGGCATTCTCTTTGTCATAGCGTTTGATTAAACTGAATGCCACTAGATCAGTGCCGTCGTAATAGCCAATAACATCAGTTGTGGGATCTAGAAATCGTGAATCGAATATGGGCATTACACTTGCAAAACGTTTGTGTTTGCAGTAATCTCGATAGATTGTGTTCAACAACTCTAGGTCAGGTACACGAAGGTACTGCCACTTTACCGATTCTGTGTATTCAGTCTTGTTTAAATCAATTCTGGCAAACTGATAGGTCATCTTGGGTCCTGTCTATGATGGAACAGGCCTTGCAAGTATTGTTCTGGCCAGTTATGATAAAAACCTTTGCTGGCCATCTGCTGGGCTTTGACGTTGAGATCACTTAGGCCTTGCATCAATGCAAGTGCATAGGTACCTTGATTCATTGCGACACCGTTTACAATTTCTGGATCACTAGGATGATCTTCCATGGCAATCAGGTCTCTGGGTATGAGTGTTTCTTGATTGGCAAGTTCAATGCTGTTAGCAAACAGTTCACGTGACCACTCTGCAGGGTCGTAAGCATAGATAACAACTTCGTATTTGTCCATGCCGTACCTGGCTCGATTCTTTAGATCGTATAGTGGATCCACTCCAATAAACACGCCATAGGTGCGTTTGAGTCTTGCACTTCGCGCAAACGGACACGGTGGGAATCCTCCTAGACTAGGATGCGGAACTTCTACAAAGTTCTCAATCCAGGATTCTATATCTTGTTTGACTTGTTCAATTTCCATTAGAAGAAAGGTAGTTTGGATTTTTGTGTGGTTTCAAGATTGGCCTTGATCAACTCCGCAATCATATTGCGTTCGCTAAAACTCATGTTGAGTACATCTTCGTATGTGCCGCCGCCGCGCATGTGCCAACTCATTTTTAAGCATTGGGCCTTCAAATCGTTTGCCTCCTTTTCCATACGATCAACTGTGGCAGAAATTTCTTCAGCCGATAGGTTTAGGAGGCTTGATCGAAAAAACTTGTTTGGTCTAAGGTTACTGTTTGTTTGTATTCGTGTTCACAAGCGGCACACTTCATCTGCACAGGTTTAAACTCGCTGGTGTTGCGTTTTTCGATAATCAGATCTCGAATTTTGATAAACAATTTTCTATCGGTGTTGCGTAAAAATTCTTCAATGTGTGCAGGATCCGTTACCAACACCTGTGGTGTTCTGACACTGGCAATGTTCCACTTTAGAGCACTCACTGTGAGTGCAGTGATTTTTTGCAAGGCTTGATTTAGCATTTCAAGTTTTTGTTCATCGGGTAAATTGCTTTCGGGCACTGATTGCAACACACGTTGTTCTTCAAACTGTTTTAAGTTTACATCGTTTTGATCACGATATGACATGGGTTGAAATGCTATTTCCAAGTCACCTTCTCGGAGCGGAGTCATATAGTCAGGCATCTGGAGACCATCTAGTACTATTCGTAAATCGATGGTGTATTCATCGGTGTTCTTGCACTCTGGACATTCACTGTTGATTTCCATTTCGTGACCGTAACTGGCAATTCTAATGGCCACCAGTATAGAGTTGAGATCAGTGCCCGGGGCAGACCATGCATCCTTGATATCGGGGATACAACTTTGAATCACATTGACCACAGCCGATCCGTTAAACAGCGCATCAGGTGTGCGATATGTGATTTCGTCGATGGCAGTCATGGGTAAAACTGGCAATTCTTTGTTTGGGGGCATGCTGATAGCGCCAGCAGGCCAGAATCGGCCTTCTGAAGGCAGGCGCAAGTAAACTGACGGCTGTCTAAAATATTGTTTTAACGGGTTCGCAGATTGAGACATATATCACCTATAAATATAGTTCTACTTATGGACACTAAACATGGCTGAAGCAAATACTGAATTAGACGAATTATCTCGATTGCTTAGGCAAGCCAACGAGCAAATACGCGACTATGGCAAAGTAACCAAAGAAACACAAGAAGCCATCACTGACGCACAAATGAAGGCCAAGTACGGCGTTGAAAACTTTAGCAAGGCTGCCAATACAGCAGGTGCGGCGTTAGGTGCATTAGCAGGCGCTGGTATCGAAAGCACCAAGGCCATGTACGAAGGCAAAAGAGGTGCCGCCGCCTTTAATTCTAGCCTAGACGAAATGAGCAAAGCGGTTGCGTTAGCAGGTACGGCACTGACCTTGTTGGTGCCTGGTGGGTTCATAATAAAAGGCATAGTTGCTGGATTAACAATGGCGGCCACAGCAGCCATTGCATATACCAAAGCTGCCAATGACATGGCTGACAAACTGTATCAAGGATACAGCAAACTACAAGAATCAGGTGCGGCAGCCAGCGACGGTATGACTGGAGTATTTAATGACGCCAAGAAACTTGGCTTGAGCATGAACCAGTTGGACAGTTACGTGTCACAGGTAGCAGCCAACAGTCAAGAACTTGCATTGCTGTCAGGGTCAGTTGCACAAGGACGCAAAGAATTTGCCAAAGTAGGAGAAGCACTAGAATCCAGCAGAGTAGGCTTCTTCAAGATGGGTATTACTCAAGAGCAACAAAACGAAAGTACTCTGCGTTATATCAAGAATCAAACCTTGGCAGGTCGTGCTCAAAACATGACCTCTAAAGAACTAGCAGATGGTGCCAGAGCATTCATTTATGAACAAGACAAACTGACCAAACTCACTGGCATGAGCGCACAAAAGCAACAGGCAACATTAGACAAGGCTAGAGAAAATGAACAGTTCAACGCAAAACTTCGAAGTCTTGAAATCAAAGGTGACGCAGAAAGTCTAGCAGCTGCAGAAAGACTAAAACAAGGTTTGCAGAAAGCCGCCGCAGCCGGCATAGAAGATTCTTTTATGGCCACAGTCAACGGCAACCTACGCAGTGTAGAGGCACAAAAAGGCAACATCAGTACCTTTGGTGAATTGGCTCGATATACACAAGGACTGGTTGATGGTACAGTGGATGTAAATAAAGGATTTGATAAAGTAGCAGCCGCTGGTGCTGACTATGAAAAAACAATTGGTATACAACGTAGTATGCTAGATTCGGGAGCAGACAGCCAATTTAAAACAAGTCAAATGCAGAAGTTGGCGCTGATTAATCAAGTGGGATATGATGAGGCGTCAAAGAAAATAGCCGCAGATCAACTGAAGCAACAGCAAGGCTCGGGGGATGCTGTTACTAATCAATATGGTAGTTTAATAAAGACTCAACAAGAAGTCAACAAGAAACTAGAACAAGATGTTTTCAAAGGCATACCTAATGCTCTAGCAAACATGAACAAGTTAGTTGGAGTAACAGATAAACTAGCCGATGGGTTTACTCATCTTACCAATGGTATTAACAAGTTGTTGAGAATAATTGGCCTAGGTGAAAAAGAAGACAAAGTATCTGCTAAACAAACTGAGATATCGGGGGTTGAAAAAGAATTAAAAACAGCGCAGGCCAATCAACAGATAGCAAAGACTCCTGAGCAAAAAGCCGCCGCTGATCGAGAAGTAAAATATTACAACGAAAAACTTGAACTACTCAAGAAAGAAAAAGAAAGCATATCTGAAAATGAAAAAAATGCAGCCTTTGAAAAAGAAGTACTAAAACGTGCTGACGATGAAACAAAAATTAAAAAAGCTGCATTTGATAAAGCCTTTGCTACTGCCACTTTTAAACAAAAAATGGGTATTGGTATGGATGAAGACCAAAAAAAAGCCAAACAAGAATATATGGCCGCAGTTGGCGAAGAGCGTGAGATCAGACGATCTAGCGGGTCGGGCAGCAAACGGCAGGCTGCAATTGAGTCACTTAAAAGTTCAGGTTTTACTCCTACCAAGCCACGAGATGCAACTGCACCACAAAGTTCAAACTCGCCACAAGGTTCAACCAGAGAGAGTCTTGAACAGCAAGGTCTCAAACTCAAACAAGGTGATGTTCAAGCCGAAGGGGCTGAACTTAGTCCCAACATAATTGAACTGGCCAAGAATATACAGGAAAATATTAAAGGATTTGGATATTTTAGTGGATTCAATGATAATTTTCATCAAGAAAAAGCATCCTCAAGTAAACATACCAAAGGTCTGGCAGCAGACTTTACATTGGATAAAAAGCCTAGCCCTGAACAAGGTCAAGACCTTGTTACCTGGTTGAACAAACAAGGTGCTAGTTTGGCTATTGATGAATACAACAGCCCCACTGCCAAAGCCACAGGTGGGCATATCCACGTGGAAATTCCTACATTTGCTGAGGGTGGCAATTTGGAAGCAGGCAAACTGGGCATCGCTGGTGAAGCAGGTCCTGAGTTTATTGAAGGACCTGCTAGTATTACTCCGATGGGAGACATAATGGGAGTGTTCAACAACATGGCCATGATGATGGGACAACAGGTGGGTGCAATTGACGAGTTGATCAGAGTTGCCAAGAACGGTAACGACATACAAACCAAGATCCTGCGTTCACAAGCCTGATCACGGTAAATAAACTACTATGGCAGATAAACAACAAGGATGGCGCAAGTATTTCAAGGTTGCAGACAACTCTGGAGTACAAAGTCCTATATCAGGATCAAACCAATTTGGTTTACCAAATTATCCACGGAACGACGGCAACAGTAGTTCGGCTCAAGCAGACTTTGTGTTTCGCAACTATGCAAGTCGTTTGCCAGAAGTTTACTCAGGTCACCCCAACCGTGTGGAACGCTACAACCAGTATGAAAACATGGACATGGATTCAGAAGTTAATGCCTGTTTAGACATCATTGCTGAGTTCTCTACACAACTATCAGAAACAAACGGCACACCGTTTGATGTAAAATACAACGACAAGCCCACTGATCACGAAATTGAAATTATCAAGAAGCAGATGCAACAGTGGGTCAAACTAAACAAACTAGATCAGCGCATTTTTAAACTGTTCCGCAACACCATCAAGTACGGTGACCAAGTGTTTGTGCGAGACCCAGAAACATTTGAAATGTACTGGGTCGACATGAGCAAGATCATGCGTATTATTGTGAACGAATCAGAAGGCAAGAGACCCGAGCAGTATGTGATTCGTGACATCAACCCCAACTTCCAGAACATGACTGTGGCAGCCAAGACTACTACAGACTATATGACCAATCCTGTAACAGGCACCATATCAGGCAGTAGCAACTACACCATGCCCAATGGCGGTGCCGGTGGCGGCGTAGGCAACAGCAGATTCATGCAGGCCATGAACGAAGCCACAATTGATGCCAAGCACGTGGTGCATTGCAGTTTGAACGAAGGCTTGGATGTATTTTGGCCTTTTGGACGCAGTATCCTAGAACAGATTTACAAGGTCTACAAACAGAAAGAACTACTGGAAGACGCTATTCTTATCTATCGTGTGAGCCGTGCGCCTGAGCGCAGAGTGTTTAAAATTGACGTGGGCAACATGCCCAGCCACTTGGCCATGCAGTTTGTGGAACGTGTAAAGAACGAAATGCATCAACGCCGAATCCCTACCATGACAGGTGGTGGACAAAACATGATGGATTCAAGTTACAATCCACTATCAATCAACGAAGATTACTTCTTTCCCCAAGGACAAGACGGACGTGGATCTAGTGTAGATGTACTACAAGGCGGTGCGAACCTAGGAGAAATCGACGACTTAAAGTACTTCAACAACAAGATGGCACGTGGTTTGCGTGTGCCCAGCAGTTATTTGCCCACTGGTCCAGACGATTCTGACCGTGCAATGAACGACGGAAAAGTAGGCACAGCACTGATACAAGAGTACAGATTCAACCAGTATTGTGAACGTTTACAGGCCTTGATTGCGCAAAAACTGGACGATGAATTCAAGATGTTCTTGAAGTGGCGTGGGTTTAACATAGACTCTGGCCTGTTTAGTTTAGGCTTTAATGCACCTCAAAACTTTGCAAGTTACCGTCAAAGTGAACTGGACAACACACGTATACAAGCATTTTTACAACTAGAACCCTTGCCCTACATGAGCAAACGCTTTTTGCTTGAACGCTTCTTGGGTCTAACCGAAGGCGAAATCAAAGAAAACGAAGACATGTGGCGTGAAGAGCGTGAAGATCCTGAACTCAAAGTTGCCGGCAGTGATCTACGTGCTGTGGGTATCAGTCCAGGTGCTATGCAAACAGACATTGAAACTGGCGAAGAAATTGCTCAAATGGAGCCAGCAGGTGTGGGCACACCTGAAGTTGGATCAGCACCAGCAGGTCCGGTGGTACCCGGGGGCGTGGGTGGCGCAGGTGCCCCGGCAGCATAAATATTCATATGATACTACATGAATTTTGGCACAAAGATCCTGAAGCCTATCAAGATCTAGCACAAGACAACAGCCAAACACAACTGGGCGATCTGCGTAAAACGCATCTAACCTTGCGTCAGTTAAACAAACTGCGCCGGATGAATGATGTGCGCACAGTTGAATACAAGGAAAAACTCAAATTGGTGCGCCAGCAGTATGCACCTGCCCCTGAAGCACCGGCGATGTAATTTATCGCCATTTTGGCCCCATAAACCGCTAGTTTTTCTCCTAGTGTGTAAATAACATTACACTTTAACCTATAGGAGTTTCCTTATGAACAGATTTGAACAATTGATCGAATACGTGATCAATGATGAAGACGCAAAAGCTCGCGAACTTTTCCATGACATCGTTGTGGCCAAAAGCCGTGAGATTTATGAAAACTTGATGCAAGAAGAAGCCGACGAGGACCTTGACGAGGCCGCTGAGGAAGATCTTGACGAGTCCGAAGAAGAAGAAGACCTTGATGAAGGCGCCATGGGCGGCGACGCCAGTGATGACTTGATCGACAACATCGAAGCCGATGAAGAGCAAGACATGAGCATGGAAGGCGAAGACATGGACGATGGCGACATGGCTGATGACATGGGCGGTGACGACATGGGCAATGACATGGGCGGAGATGAACCAGCCAGCAAAGACGACATCCTCAACTTAGAAGACAAATTGGACCAGTTGATGGCCGAATTTGAAGACCTAATGGGTGGTGACGACATGGGTGACGGCGACGGTTTTGGTCCAGAAGAAGGCGGCGACGCAATTGAAATGGACGACACCAGCGAAATGCAACCAGGCATGATGGAAGCGATTTCATTAAAGGCTGCCCCAAAGCCAGTTACATCTGAAGAAGGTGGCGTTAATAAGAAGTCCACAGTAGCCGCTAATGCAGGTGCAAAAGGTCCAATTGGTAGAACAGTCAAGCCAGTACACGCAGGTGGCGACGGCGGCGGCAAGCATGATGCTCCGGGCGCTTACAGCAACCAATCTAAAGACTTGATCGGCGATTTCCAGAACAAAGCTGGCGCCAGCATGAAAGGTCAAAAGCCTGCTACCAAGCCACACTTGGCACAAGCAACAGGTGTTAACACAAAGAGCCCAGTTGCTCGCAGTTAATACATGAAAACACTAAGAGAACAACTTACCTTTAATCAGGCCAACATCCAGGTTCTAGAAGAATCTGGACCGGATGGTCACGGTAAAAATCTCTATTTAAAAGGCATCTGTATTGAAGGCAACAAGCGCAATGCAAATGACCGCGTCTACCCCATGCATGAAATCAGCAAAGCAGTCAACACAATTAATGAGCAAATCAAGAGTGGTAACTCAGTGTTAGGTGAAGTGGATCATCCGGATGATTTGAAAATTAATCTAGACCGTGTGTGTCACAGCGTTGAAGGTATGTGGATGGAAGGCGATACTGGATGTGGAAAGTTAAAGATTTTACCAACCCCAATGGGCGAGTTGATCAAGACTCTATTGACATCAGGTATAAAACTTGGAGTTTCAAGTCGTGGCAGCGGCAACGTTGACGACAGAACAGGACATGTAAGTGACTTCGAAATAGTCACTATAGATGTAGTTGCTCAACCCAGCGCACCCAATGCATACCCTAAAGCAATATATGAAAGTCTCATGAACATGAAGTACGGACATAGACTGTTAGAGGTAGCCAAGGAAGCAGGCGAAAACAACAAAGTGCAGAAGTATCTCAAGAATGAAGTTGTAAAACTCATCAGAGAACTCAAGATCTAAGGAGAATCTACTAATGTTAGATGCAATCAAACCATTGCTAGATAGCGACCTGATCACCGAGGAAACTCGTACAGAGATCACAGAAGCTTGGGAAGCCAAGTTAAGTGAGGCTCGTGAACAGGCTCGTGCAGAACTACGTGAAGAGTTCGCACAACGCTATGAGCATGACAAGACAGTGATGGTAGAGGCTTTGGATAAAATGGTAACAGAAGGTTTGGCCGCAGAAATTGCCCAGGTAGCCGCTGAAAAGCGCAACTTGAGCGAAGACCGTGTCAAGTTCCAACACAAGATCAAAGAGTCAGCACAGAAGTTTAACGGCTTCTTGGTGACGAAACTTGCAGAGGAAATTGGCGAATTGCGTAAAGACCGTAAGATGCACACAGAAGGACTAGCAAAACTAGAAAACTTCATGGTGCATGCATTGGCTCGTGAAATTCAAGAGTTTGCCGCAGACAAACGTGATGTAGTGGAAACAAAAGTCCGCTTGGTCCGTGAAGCCCGCGCAAAACTTGAAACACTCAAAGTGCGTTTCGTAAAAGAATCCGCTGAGAAAATGAGTCAGGCTGTTAGCCGTCATCTAAAGACAGAACTTTCACAATTGCAAGAAGACATCAAAGTTGCTCGCGAGAACAATTTTGGTCGTCGTATCTTTGAAGCATACGCAAGTGAATTCGGTGCTACTCACCTAAATGAGAAAGCAGAAGTTCGCAAGTTGTATAGTGCATTGTCAATCCGTGACAAGCAATTGGCGGAAGCCATCCGACTCGCACAACGAGCCAAAGTCGTTGTAGAGTCAAAAGAACGTGAAATACGTATAATCAAAGAATCCAATGAGCGCGAAAGCACCATGGAAATGTTGCTTGCACCTCTCAACCGAGAGAAGCAAGATGTTATGCGTAATTTGCTTGAAAGCGTACAGACAACCCGTTTGAAAAACGCATTCGAAAAGTATCTGCCAGCAGTATTGGAAGACCGCTCTGTGAAAGCCTCAAAAGTGATTACAGAAAACGTTTCAGTAGCAACTGGGGATAAATCTGTTCCAAGTGGTCAGCAGGAAGATCGCAGTAATGTGATCGACTTAAAGCGCCTGGCAGGGTTATAATTAAATAAGGAGACTTAAATGTCACAAGAACTATTAGAAAGCCGCTGGGGCGAGACCAAAGAAGCATTGCTCGAAGGTTTAAACGGCTCAAAGCGCAACAGCATGGGCGTTATCCTTGAGAATACACGCAAGTATTTGAAAGAAAACGCAAGTGCTGGTTCCACAGCATCTGGCAACATTGCCACACTTAACCGTGTGATTCTGCCAGTTATCCGTCGTGTTATGCCAACCGTTATTGCTAACGAATTGGTAGGCGTTCAGCCAATGACAGGCCCAGTTGGTCAAATTCACACTCTGCGTGTTCGTTACGCACAGTCATTGACTGACACATCAGCAGCCGCCACAAGCGTTCAAGCTGGTCAAGAAGCATTGTCACCATTCACAATTGCACAAGCATACTCTACAGTTCCACAGGCAACTAGTACTGCTACCAACTATACTGGTAACAATACAGCGACCATGGAAGGTACAGGCGGTAAGCAAATTTCTGTGCAAATCTTGAAACAAGCCGTTGAAGCTCGTACACGTAAGTTGCAAGCACGTTGGACTTTTGAATCTGCACAAGATGCACAAGCCATGCACGGTATTGACGTTGAAGCAGAAATTATGGCTGCTTTGGCTCAAGAGATTACTGCTGAAATCGACCAAGAGATTCTCTTGAGTCTACGTTCATTGGCAGCAACTGAGTTCACATACAACCAAGCAACCGTTTCAGGTACTGCTACATTCGTTGGTGACGAACACGCCGCATTGGCTGTTTTGATCAATCGTGTTGCTAACTTGATCGCCCAACGTACACGTCGTGGCGCAGGTAACTATGCTGTTGTTAGCTCAGCCGCACTCACAGTGTTGCAATCTGCAACTACTAGTGCTTTTGCACGTACCACAGAAGGTACATTCGAAGCACCTACAAACACCAAGTTTGTTGGTACATTGAACGGCGCTATGCGTGTGTTCGTTGACTCTTATGCAGCTGATACAACACCAGTGTTGGTTGGTTACAAAGGTTCTTCAGAAGCAGACGCTCCAGCATTCTACTGCCCATACATTCCTTTGATGAGTTCAGGCGTTGTGTTGGATCCAAGCACATTCGAACCAGTCGTGTCATTCATGACACGTTACGGTTACATCGAGTTGACAAACACTGCATCGTCTTTCGGCAATGCTGGTGACTATGTTGGCGAGATCGCTGTGTCTAACCTTTCATTCTCCTAATCAGAGAAACTACCCCGAGATGGGAAGGCAAGAAACCTGCTTCGGCAGGTTTTTTGTTGGCTAAGTATTTGAATGGAACTATTAGAGTCGGGCACATGCCCAGGATCAGCAACCTTTCATCCGGGATCAATTTGCAATCTAGCATGTGTAACCTGCGGTTCAGGTGCCAGTACACGATGGCAAAAGGAACTGGGTATACCAATCACTCCGGGCAATCCTCGAGAAATTGATCAAGAAACTATCATTGCTGCCAGAAAAATGACAGGTGTAGTCATTTGTGGTGGTGAACCTATGTTGAATTTTAGTTCTCAAACCATGTTAGAAAATCTACGCTCCGATCAACTTGTCAGAGTTCATTTCAATGGAACTGTTATGCCTCGCCAAAGTTTCATGGATCAAAGTGCTCGATTCAAACGGATCCAATATTGTTTCAGCATTGACGGAGTGGGCAAAAGATTTGAATATCTTCGTTGGCCGGCACAGTGGGATCAAGTGGTTGAAAATATTTTGTGGTTAGTAGAAACAGCACCCGATAACATTGAGTTCAGTGTGAACATTACAATTTCACAATTGAATCGACACTATCAGAACGAGATTGTTGACTGGATCAAACAAACAATACCTCAAAATAAACATGGTAAGGAAACAGTTATAACTTATAATGATGCAGGTAACTCACTAACTCAGAAATATTTAGACATTCTTGACAAGAAAAGAAACTTAAATTGGAGAGAACTATTTCCATTGGCAATGGTCTCAATACCAAATACTGGATTTTTATGGAACTATTAGAATCAGGGTCGTGTCCGGGTTAAAACAACACTATTTAGATGGTCTTGACAAGAAAAGAAACTTAAACTGGAAAGAATTATTTCCCCTTGCAATTAACGACATCCCATGATACAAAGATTCAACGAACACTCGCCTTGGACCACAGGCACATTAGAAATTATAAAACAGTTTGTTCCTGGTAATGTGTTATTTCTAGAATCTAGTGACATTGACCTAGGTCATCAAGATTGGAAACAGCAACTGGTCAGAATTAAATTGTTTATAAAACAAAAAAACATTCAAAAGATTTTAATAGATGCTACAATGAATCCGGGAATTATAGATAAAAAAAACAGCATCGAAAGACCGCACCATCAACAATGTATTACTGATCTAAATCAAGTTTGTAGAACTTATTATGTCACTGGTGATTACTCTTATTATTACAGTCCTAGTTCACAAGTTATATTTTTCCCTGCATTTTTATGGACCATTGGTAGCAAACTAGTTGATGAGTTTTTCAATGATTCGACCAGTCGACTAAACAAAACAATATACGATACACAACTAACAAAAACAAAAAGTATCATGTGTCTTAATCGTAATTTGACCTGGCATAGACTATATTTGTTTTCTTTGTTGGCAGAACAACCTTGGTTTAACAAAATTACATACAGTTTTTTAAACACAATTGGCAACAGACTTGATGCAATCTGTATCAAGAATTTTCTAGACGAGCAAGAGAGAGAAAAAATTAAATCCTTAGATCACTTGCTGCCAATCAATGTAACGTCAGAACTGGGTGTTGAAAAAAATAAAATTCCCACAATGTGGATGGACGGCGCATCAAGTGTGGGAACTCTAGTGTATCAAAATCATGCTATAAATCTAGTGACAGAAACTAGCCTAACCGAAGGAATTATTCTCACTGAGAAAACGTGTAAACCGTTCTTGGCCTATCAGATTCCTATTATTGTTGGGCCAATAGGAGCAAATCAATTTCTTCAAGATATAGGACTGGACATGTTTGAAGATTATATTCCCTGGCGCACTTGGGATAGCGAAACAGATCACAAACTTAAAATGCAAAAGATTGTGTCATTCTTAGATCAATTGCTTGCTGGCCCTACTGCCGAACAAGATATATTACTCATGCATCAGCAGATGCATCCAAGACTAGTAAAAAACAAACAGCGTTTTCACAGTCAAGAATTTCTCGATCTACTAACTCGTCAATTAAACCTTATACCATGACAGGTATTGAGCAATCTTCTTGGTAACACTCGCCCAGTCACCGCGTGTGGGTTGTCTAAACAATGTGGCAGTGGGATACCAAGGACTATTGTTGCGATCCAACAACCAACGCCAATCTTGACCGTATTGATTTAACATAACCCAGGTTGGTCTGCCCAGGGCCCCAGCAAGATGACTAATAGCAGTATCTACAGATATTACCACATCCATGTGCATGATCAGGGCCGCAGTATCAGCAAAACTAACAATTGTTCCAGGATATCCAGTTACTCCTGCCGCCGCCAATTGGGCTTCTTCTTCGGGATCAACGTCAACTTGTAGATTGATCCATTCGTACTGTGGATTAGATTGAATCATTTCAAGTATGACTGGGAACGGCACACTCTTGTGTTGGTGAATCCAAGAGTCTTTGCGCCCACTCCAACTCACACCCACTCGCATGCGCTTTTTGGGCCCTAGTTTATCCTGCCATGCTTTTGTTAATTCTGGGTTAGCAGTCAAATAATTTTGCATTTTTGGCAAGTTATCTAAAGTAATACCCAGTATGCCAGGGATACTCATGATAGGAACCCAGTAATCAAATTCGCCCATGTCTTCGTTATATCTACCCACGTGTTTGATAATATCGCTTTGACTCAACAACGGAATCAAGCCATCAGTAACTTGTAGTTTGACTTGGGCACCCATGGCATGCAAGTTAAAAATAAATCTTGAAAACTGAATGCAGTCCCCGTGACCTTGCTCGCCTACTACAAGAATAGTTTTGTCTCGGATGTCTTCGCCACGCCAGCGTGGCTGTGAGAATTTTGGTTCAGTACCTTGCAAGTGCTCAAATTGCCAACGAGTTTCGTATTGCGCCCATCCGCGTTGATAGTCACCCGTCAGCAGGTATGCCACTGCCAAATTAAACTGTGCAGTAATGTTAGTGGGATCCAATAGAATAGAATGTTGTAAAAATGGTAGAGCACGTTTGGGATGACCCAGTTCACGCATGACATTGCCATAGTTACAAAATGCCGCGGCATTGTCTGGGTCTTCCACCAAGACCTGTGCATAGCACCGGAGTGATTTCTCAGGTTCGTGGTCAGCACGATACTGATTGCCTTGTTCAATTAAGTCTACTTGTTGTTGATTCATAGGGATATTTACGCCGTGGTGGTACTGTATTTTACATTTTCGCTAAATACTTGTCAACACAATACGGTGTTTTATGCAGGTTTCCCCTGCGTAGTGCCTAGAACGCACATTGGGCTTCTATAAGGAGAAATCAAATGGGAAGAGCTCTTAAAATACAAAAAACAAACATTGGTGCTGGTACCACTGTTTCTGGATCAGATCCAGTAGTTACTACATACAATCAAAACGTCTTGACAGACGCTGGTTTTCCTAACTTTGGATCGCTGACTAATCCGGCATTCAACACGCCAGTTCAAACACTAGACAATGCACAATTCTTGGGTGTGGTTGGTGGTTCACCTGCTACTAGTACAGCAAGTGCTACATTTCCAGAAGTTGCCGCATTGGTAAACATTTTACTTGTTGACGGATCAGATTCGCAAACAGCCACAAGTTCATACACAGGTCGTCTCATACGCCAAAAAGGTTCACACAAGTTCCTGGTGGCCGCAACTGGTGCAACTATTGCTGATGAAGACCTGCTGGTTGGACAGGCATATCAAATTGCGTCTCTTGGCTCAACAAACTGGCAAGCATGTGGCGCACCTGCTGGTGCCGCAGTTGGTGACGTATTCACTGTCACAGCGGATGCTGGCGCAGGAACAGGCACAGCCTACGCAGTTGGCCAATGTGTGTTGTCAAACACAGCCACACCAACAGCCGGTAACATGAGCATTCAGTATTCCACAGGTGACTCGGCTGCTGTGTTTGCCAGTTACATCACCAACAAATGGGTGCGTGACTGGAATGGCATGACTTATGGCAACTACAGCAACAGCAATTTTGGTGAGAACATTCAAAGTAGTGAAAATCAGTATGTTACCAACTTCTTCACAGACGAAGGCAATGTTACAGTTTCTGGTGGCGAATTGTCTGGAACCACACAAGTGACAAACCCTACAATTCAATTGGCACAGATTGCCAGCGTTACAAGTTAATTTGTAACCCCCAACAATCCTCTCAGATACATACTGGGAGGATTTTTTATGGCCGCGGCATTTGTGTTGGGTAACGGTGTGAGCCGTCAAGCAGTAGATTTAAATCAATTAAAACTATTGGGTGCCACCTACGGATGCAATGCCATCTATCGTGAGTTTGTGCCTGATGTGTTGATCAGTACAGACACGCCCATTAGCGAACGTATTCAAACTGAAGGTTACAGTCAAACCCATGTTCACTACACCAGAAAACCCTTGCCAGATTCTGGCTCAAGACGAATAGCACAAAAATATTTTGGATACAGTTCGGGACCGGTAGCAGTGGGCCAAGCTGCACTGGATGGCGCTGTTGCTATCTATCTTGTGGGATTTGATATGGGGCCAACACGTAACGGTAGATTCAACAACTGCTATGCTGACACAGAGTTTTACAAAAAGAGTTCGGCTAATCCTACTTTTGCTGGTAACTGGACAAATCAATTAAAAACCATTGCTCGAGATTTTCCCAAGATCAGTTTCTTTAGAATAACAGGTGACACAACTGCTGAAATACGTGACCTGTTGGGGGTGGCAAATTTAGCACATATGACCATGGCAGACTTTCAAAACCGTCTTGCAACCAAAGAAATATAGCCAAAACTTAGATCCTGTTGTTTAGGTAAATATCACAAGAGGATATGGTTTACCTATGACACAACAGATAATAGATGTAGGGGCAAATGCCAACGATGGCACAGGTGAGCCCTTACGCGAAGCATTTACCGCGGTAAATGACAATTTTACAGAGATCTACACTGCCGGACCGGTAGGTACCAATGTAAAAATCTCTGGTAACATAATCACAACCACAGTTACTAATCTAGGGTTGACTCTGGCCGGCAATGGCATTGGCAACATACAGGCCAACAGCACAGTGGTACCCGGCACATCAGGCGTTTACGATCTTGGCGCTCCAGAAAGAACATTCCAGTATATCTACGGTGATTACCTAGTTGGCAATGGCGCATTGATCACAGGTATATCAGCAGGCTCTTCAATCACCAACGGGAATAGCAATGTTAGAGTCAGCGCAAATAGTAATGTTACAGTTGGTGTTAGCGGAGTCAGCAATGTTGCGGTGTTTGCTACCACAGGTGAATATGTAACTGGTGTTGTAAGTGCAAGCGGTAATATTGTTGGCGCTAATGTTTTGACCAGCGGTATTGTGAGTGCAACTGGTAATATAGCCGGCAATTATGTCATTGGTAATGGCTCACTGTTGACCGGTGTTACTGCTACATCAGCAGGCTTCCCGATTGTGGCTGGAACTTCAAATATCTCGGCTGTTGCCAGTGGCAATATCTCAATTTCCTCCAATGGTGTGAGCAACGTAATGGTTGTCTCGTCTCAAGATGTGTCAATCACAGGTAATCTGTCAGTAACTGGCAATGCAACACTAAGTGGAAACATTCTTGGCGACAGGATACAAAACGGGAATACTTCTATTGATATTCAAACCGTTGGCGGAAATGCAAATATTTCCGTTGGTGGGGTGTCAAATGTTGCTGTGTTTGCTCCTACTGGTGAATATGTTACTGGAGTAGTAAGTGCAACTGGTAACGTAACTGGTGGTAATGTCATAACAGGTGGTTTAATTAGTGCCACAGCCAACATCACTGGTGGCAATGTCCTAACCAGCGGCGTTGTGAGTGCAACCGGCAATGTCACCGGCAATTACTTCGTTGGCAACGGTACTGCATTAACTGGGGTACTGGCGGACCGTGGAAATGACACAAACAACTGGGACAGCCTTACTCAAATGGGTGTATATTTGGTAAATAGAACAAGTTGGAGCGGAACGCAAGGAACTCCCCTTGATAGTCAAATTTTTGTTGGGTTATTACAAGTGCAAACAAGTCAAAACCAAGCAACAACACAAGTTTTCTATCCAGGACAAGTGAATGCAGCCGACGTAAAGATTCAATGGGATAGAAGTTTATGGAATGGTTCTTGGACTTCTTGGATTAAGATGACAAATGATGGCCAGCAAATAAGTGGCGGTGAATTCTAAAAGGAAAACAGAATGTCGAATACATTATTATTAAAAAGATCGGGTACAGCCAATGCAGTTCCTGCAAGTGGAAATTTAGCACTGGGTGAGTTGGCAATCAACTATACCGACGGCAATTTGTTTTACAAAGATGGTGGCGGCACTGTCAAAGTTATTGCAAGTAATTATTTTGTAAGTGTATCTGGTAATGTAACTGGGGGCAATTTAGTCACAGTGGGCCTGATCACTGCTACAGGTAACATTACTGGTGGTAACGTATTAACTGCTGGGCTAGTTTCAGCAACTGGAACTGTAACTGGTGGCAACATCCTAACAGGTGGCTTGATCAGTGCAACTGGTAACATTCAGGGCAATGTGTTTATTGGCAATGGTGCTGGCTTAACCAGCCTAACAGGTGCCAATGTCACTGGCACAGTGCCAACTGCAACCACTGCAGGAACTGTAACAACTGCGGCACAACCAAATATAACTTCGGTTGGTACACTAACAAGTGTGACAGTCACTGGTAACATCGGCAGCGGCAATGTCCTAACAGGTGGACTTGTTAGTGCCACAGGCAATGTCACAGGTGGTAACTTGTTGTTTGGTAGCGGTATTGTATCTGGTACAGGTAACATCTACGCTGGCAATATTATTGCTAACTTTAGTGGTAACATCAATGCCGCAGGTTCAAACACAGAAGTTCAGTTTGCTGACACTGGTGACGTGTTGGGTGCAAGTGCCAACTTTACCTTTGACAAGTCTACCAATGCCTTGACCATCAGCAATGGTAATATCATTGGTGGCAACTTACTCACAGGCGGATTAATTTCTGCAACAGCCACAATCACTGGTGGCAACTTGGCCACAGGTGGAACTGCAAGTGCAGGTGGCAATATCACAGGTGGTAATGTGTTGACTGGCGGATTAATTTCTGCAACAGCCACAATCACTGGTGGCAACTTGGCCACAGGTGGAACTGCAAGTGCAGGTGGCAATATCACAGGTGGTAATGTGTTGACTGGCGGGTTGGTTTCAGCAGGCGGAACTGTAACTGGTACAAGTTTCTTGGGCGCGGTAGTATCAGTTACTGCCAACGTAACTGGTGGTAATGTGTTAACTGGTGGCGTGATCAGTGCCACTAGTACAATAACATCAGCAGCCAATATCACAGGCGGTAATATTCTAACAGGTGGGCTTGTTTCAGCAGCTGGCACCGGTACATTTGGAAACTTGACCACCACCGGTGCTAGTGGTAACATTTCAGGTGCAAACGTAATTTCTGGAACAACATTAAGTGCTACTGCTAATGTGATTGGTGGTAACATAACCACAGCAGGTCTAGTAAGTGCCACAGGCAACGTAACTGGCAACTACATTTTGGGCAATGGCTATTTCTTAACTGGCGTTATCACTTCAGTGGCCAACATCAACAATGGCACATCTAATGTAAACATTGCGGCAGCCAATGCCAACGTAACTGTGAGTGTCGATGGCACTGCAAACGTGGCAGTTTTTGCCACAACAGGTGAATTCATCACGGGCGTACTGAGTGCAAGTGGCAACGTAACTGGTGGTAATATTCTAACAGGTGGCTTGATAAGTTCAACTGGAACCGTCACCGGCTCAAGTTTACTTGGTTCAGTAGCATCTCTGAGTGGTAATGTCACAGGTGGTAATTTATTGACTGCCGGGTTAATATCTTCAACATCTACAATCACAAGTGCTGCCAACATCACAGGCGGTAATGTATTAACTGGTGGCCTGATAAGTGCCGCTTCAACTGTGACCGGTTCAAGTTTGTTGGGTTCAGTAGCATCGCTGAGTGGCAATATCACAGGTGGCAATGTCTTAACAGGTGGTTTGATAAGCGCCACTAGTACCATTACCAGTGCTGCCAACATCGCAGGTGGCAACTTGCTCACAGGTGGACTTGCATCGGTAACAGGTAATGTAACTGGTGGTAATGTATTAACCGGTGGACTAGTTAGTGCCACTGCCAACGTAACCGGTGGTAACGTATTGACAGGTGGATTGATATCTGCCACATCAACGATCACAAGTGCTGCCAACATCGCAGGTGGCAACTTGCTCACAGGTGGTTTAATAAGTGCGGCATCAACAGTCACTGGCTCAAGTTTGTTGGGTTCAGTGGCATCGCTGAGTGGTAATGTCACAGGTGGCAACTTGTTATCCGGTGCCATTGTATCTGCTAGTGGCAACATTCAAGGTGGCAACATCCTAACCGCTGGTCTAATATCAGCAACTGGCAACATCCAAGGCGGCAATGTAAACACCAACCAAATTCGTAACGTAAGTGGAGCATTGACCATTGGCGTAACTGGTGGGAACTTGTTGTTGCAACCAAGTGGTAACGTTATATTATCCGCCAATACTTATATCAACAACTTGGCATATCCTTTTGCTTCCTCTGATGCGGCCACCAAAGAATACGTGGATAACCTGGCCACAACTGCTATTGCATATCATCAAGCAGTAAATGTGGCCACCACAGCCAACTTGGCCACTACCACAGGCGGCGCAATTACCTACGCTCAACCCAACGGCGTAGCCAATGGTATTGGCGCGACAATTACCACAACTGGCACATTCGACTTGATTGATACTGGCAACGTACAGACCCTGGGCACACGTATCCTGGTCAAGAACGAAGGCAACGCAGTATTCAATGGTGTGTACACCTGGTCAAATGCTACAGTGATCACTAGATCAACTGACACAGACCAATACGGTGCAAACAGTGCAGAAGAATTTAGTATCAACGACTACTTCTTTGTTCAAAGTGGTAACGTCAATGCCGGCTCTGCTTATATTGTAGACTCACCCACGGGCACAATCACATTTGGTACATCAAACATTGCTTTTGCCCAGTTCAGTTCAAGTCAAGTTTACACAGCCAATACCGCAGCCGGTATCAGTTTAAATGGTACAGTAATCAATGCCAAGACAGATAACGTTACCACAGCATTTGACGGTGGTGGTAACATTATTGTCAAAGCCAGTGCAAACTTAACAACACCTAATATTGGTGCGGCAACTGGCACAAGTTTAAGTGCAACCGGTAACATAACTGGTGGTAATTTAATGACCGCTGGACTAATATCAGCCACTAGTACCATTACCAGTGCTGCCAACATCACTGGCGGTAACATCTTAACAGGTGGCTTGGTTAGTTCAACTGGCACTGTTACTGGCTCAAGTTTACTTGGTTCAGTAGCGTCGCTGAGTGGCAACGTCACAGGTGGCAATGTCCTAACAGGTGGATTGATTAGTGCGGCTGCTACAATTACAGGTGGTAATTTAGCCACAGGCGGCACAGCAAGTGCCACCGGCAACATCACTGGCGGTAATGTATTAACGGGTGGATTGATAAGCGCAACCGGTACAGTTACAGGTTCAAGTTTACTTGGTTCAGTGGCATCACTGAGTGGTAATGTCACTGGCGGTAATTTATTAACTGCTGGATTGATAAGTGCCACTGCCAACATAACCGGTGGCAACGTGTTGACAGCAGGATTGATCAGTTCAACTGGTAACATTACATCAGCAGGTAACATTGCAGGTGGCAACGTGTCGGCTACTACTGCCATGTATGTTGGTGGTGACAGTGTATTAACAGTAAATTCAACAGTTGATGGCGGAACATACTAATTAATACTGGACTGGGTTACATATGACAAACACAGTATTAATTAAACGTTCAAGCACAGCCAATGCAGTACCAGTGGCCGGCAACCTAGTTGCGGGTGAACTGGCCATAAACTTTACTGACGGCAATTTATTTTATAAAAATGCCGGTAATGTTGTCACAGTAATTGCCAGCAATCAATTTAGTTCAGTAACTGGTAATGTGACCGGTGGCAACATCTTGACCGGTGGAGTAATTTCGGCTGTTGGTAACATAACCGGTAACTACTTTATTGGTAACGGATCGCAATTAACCGGTATTGTAACGTCAGCCGGTTCCAGCATTATCAATGGTACATCCAATGTGGTTGTAGCCGCAAGTGGTAACATCACAGTTGGTGTTGCAGGCACAGCCACAGTGGCAACATTTACCACAACAGGCCTCTCAACCAACTCTGTGGTTGCAACAGGTAACGTAACTGGCGATTATATTTTTGGAAACGGTAGCCAATTAACAGGGATTTCGTCGAGCGGCGGAAATCTTTGGGTAGTTGGCAGAATAGCAACATATTATGTACCAATTTTGTTTGGTATATTAAACATAATTGGTCGAACTGGAAATATAGCGGTGACAATCAACGCATAAATACATAATAGGAATATAAAATGGCCAATCGTTTTCCGTTAATCGTCAATACCACAAGTGGAAATAGTGTTCAAGAACTTCCAGCAGGTGATTTTTTAGATTTAAGCAACAGCGGAATATCCAACAGCGGTAATATTTCAGTAAGTGGGTTAGTCAGTGCAACAGGTAACGTAACTGGCGATTATATTTTCGGCAATGGTGCGCTACTAACTGGTGTTATCACCAGCGTTGCCAATATCAACAACGGCACATCAAACATCACTGTGGTCAGTTCAGGTGGTAATATCACAACCAGCGTGGCTGGCAATGCCAACATTGGTGTATGGTACGGCAGCGGTTTGAGCATCACCGGCGATTTGACTGTGTCGGGCAATGCCACACTGAGTGGCAACATCCTGGGCGATAGAATTACAAATGGTACTACCAGTTTAGAAATTCAGACAGCCGGCGGCAACGCCAACATCAACGTAGGTGGCACAGGTAACTTGGCGGTATTTGCCCCGGGTAACTTGTTTATGACAGGTAACATCACACCCAGCGCCAACGTCACGTACGACCTAGGTACAACAAGTCAACGTTGGAAAGACCTGTGGTTGAGCAACAGCACAATCTACTTGGGCAATGCTCAAATCACTGCCAACGCTACTGCGGTCACAATTACCAACCCAGCAGGTGGTACGACAGTATTGGCTGGCACAGCCGGCGACACTGCTTTGACTGCGGCTGTTGTCAGTGCAACTGGCAACGTCACAGGTGGTAATTTATTGACAGGTGGATTGATATCAGCCACATCAACTATTACGTCAGCGGCAAATATCACAGGTGGCAATGTCCTAACAGGTGGATTGATCAGTGCCACGTCAACTATCACAAGTGCCGCCAACGTCACAGGTGGTAATGTCTTGACTGGCGGATTGATATCAGCCACATCAACCATAACTGGCTCAAGTTTGTTGGGTTCAGTGGCATCATTGAGTGGCAATGTCACAGGTGGTAATGTCTTGACTGGCGGATTGATCAGTGCTACATCAAACATAACTGGTGGCAACATCTTGACAGGTGGATTGATCAGTGCCACAGGTAACATTACCACAGCAGGCACATTTGTTGGTACTTTTTCTGGCAATATCAGCGGTAACTTAACAGTCCCGGGTTCAAACACACAGGTTCTCTTTAATAATTCAGGCAACGCCGGTGCTGCCGCTGGATTCACATTCAACAGCGCATCAAACCTTGCAACCGTCACAGGTAACATTTCAGGTGGTAACTTGTTGACTGGGGGATTGATCAGTTCAACTGGTAACATCACTGGTGGTAACTTGAGTGGCACAAGTGTCGCAGGTACATTGACCACTGCCAGCCAAACAAACATTACTTCAGTTGGTACACTGGGTGCATTGGCAGTAACAGCCAACATCTCCGGTGGCAACTTGCTCACAGGTGGCCTAATAAGTGCCGCCTCAACTGTGACCGGTTCAAGTTTGTTGGGCTCAGTGGCATCATTGAGTGGTAACGTAACTGGTGGCAACATCAGAACAGGTGGAGTTGTGAGTGCAACTGGTTCAATCACAGGTGCTAACTTAATAACTGACGGTAAGGTTACAGGTGGTGATTTAGTCGCAGGTGGCACAGTAAGTGCTACAGGAAATATCATGGGTGGCAACATCTTAACTGCTGGACTAATATCAGCAACGTCGACCATAACAAGTGCCGCCAACGTAACTGGTAGTAACTTGCTGACAGGTGGTTTAGTATCAGCGGCAGGTACTATCACTGGTACAAGTCATATAGGTTCAGTAGTATCTGTAACAGCCAACGTAACAGGTGGTAACATATTAACTGCTGGACTAATATCAGCAACTGGCAACGTAACTGGCAATTATATTTTGGGCAACGGTGCGCTACTAACCGGCGTGATTACAAGTGTGGCCAACATCAACAATGGTACAAGCAACGTCACTGTGGTCAGTTCGGGCGGCAACGTCACAGTTGGCATAGGCGGCACAGGCAATGTGGCAGTATTTGCTACTTCGGGTGAATATGTAACTGGTGTTGTAAGTGCTAGTGGCAACATAACCGGCGGCAATGTCTTAACAGGCGGATTAATAAGTGCTACTTCAACTGTTACTGGCTCAAGTTTACTTGGTTCAGTTGCATCATTGAGTGGTAACGTCACTGGTGGCAATGTATTAACAGGTGGACTGATATCAGCAGCTGCCAACGTCACAGGTGGCAATGTACTAACTGGTGGATTGATATCAGCCACAGGCAACATCACAGGTGGTAATGTCTTAACTGGTGGCGTGATCAGTGCTACTAGTACAATTACAAGTGCTGCCAATATCACAGGTGGTAATTTGTTGACAGGTGGATTGATTTCAGCAACTGGCGCAATCACTTCAGCAGGCAACATAAGTTTAACTGGCAACATTGTTGATGCGGGCGAGTTGTGGGTCAATACCTCAGCCAATGGCAATATCAACCTCAATGCAAACGGAACAGGACAAACCAATATACCCACTGGTATACTCAGTGTCACAGGCAACATACAAGGTGGCAATTTACGCACCGCAGGACTTGTTAGTGCCACTAGTAACATAACTGGTGGCAACATTTTAACTGGTGGACTGATCAGTGCCACCTCAACTGTGACCGGTTCAAGTTTCTTGGGTGCAGTTGTTAGTGTAACAGCCAACATTACAGGTGGTAACCTATTAACAGCCGGATTGATAAGCGCAACTGGCACAATCACAAGTGCGGCAAATATTACAGGTGGTAATATCTTAACAGGCGGGCTGGTTAGCGCAACTGCTAACATAACAGGTGGTAACTTGTTAACTGCTGGTATAATATCAGCCACAGGAACCATCACATCGGCAGGCAACTTGAGCCTGACAGGCAATATCGTTGACATAGGCGAGTTGTGGATCAATACCTCGGCCAACGGCAACATTAATCTTAATGTAAATGGCACCGGACAAACCAACATACCCACTGGTATTTTGAGTGTTACTGGTAATGTACAAGGTGGCAACATAAGAACAGCAGGACTTGTCAGTGCCACTGCCAACGTAACAGGTGGTAATTTGTTATCCGGTGCTATTGTATCAGCGGTGGCCAATATAATAGGTGGCAACTTGTTGACCGCTGGATTGATATCAGCAACTGGTAACGTCACTGGTGGTAACTTATTGAGTAGCACTGTTTACGGCGCTACCAATTTAACAATCACTGCCGCATCAGGAAATATCACGCTGAGCCCAAGTGCCAACGTGTTGCTGAGCAGTAGATACATCAACAACTTGGCAGACCCAGTTTCGGCTCAAGATGCTGCCACAAAGAATTATGTTGACAACATAGCACAAGGTCTTGATCCCAAAGCCTCTGTTGTGTACGCAACTACTACATCTCTAATTGGCGATGGCTATATTTATAGCAATGGCTCCAGCGGTGTTGGTGCGACCCTGACCAAAACTGGTACTCTTGCCGCACTCAGCATTGATGGAAGCACACCAACCGCAGGTGATCGGGTGCTGGTCAAGAACGAGTCAGGAGCATACGTCAATACCACAACTCAATCGGCAGCGTTCAATGGTATCTACACAGTAACCACAGTCGGTACAGGAGCAGTGGCGTGGGTACTAACTCGTGCCACAGACTTTGACATTGGAACAGAAATGCCCGGCGCCTTTGTGTTTGTTGAAGCCGGCACATCCAATGCAGATACTGGTTGGGTATGTACTGCCAATTCACCAGTCACCGTTGGAACAACACAAATCACCTGGTCACAGTTCTCTGCCGCAGGTGCATACACTGCCAATACATCAGCAGGTTTAAGTTTAATTGGATCACAATTCAATGCCAAAGTTGATGGTGTGACCACAGCATTTGACGGCGGCGGTAACATCAGTGTCAAGAGCAGTGCAAACTTGACTACTCCCAATATTGGTACAGCAACAGGTACAAGTTTAAGTGTCACTGGTGCGCTCAACGCCGGAACAACAGCAGGTATAACAGGCAACATCACCGGTGGTAATGTCTTGACTGCTGGTTTAATATCAGCAACTAGTACTATCACTTCAGCAGCCAACATCACTGGCGGTAACCTATTAACAGGTGGCCTGATATCAGCCGCCGGTACCATAACTGGCACAAGTCACCTAGGTTCAGTTGTTTCAGTAACAGCCAATGTCACAGGTGGCAACCTATTAACAGGTGGATTGATATCAGCCGCCGGTAATGTAAACGTAGGTAACTTGCTCAATGCAGGTCTTACAAGTGTTGCCGGTAACATAACTGGTGGTAACTTGTTGACGGGTGGTATAATAAGTGCTACTAGTACCGTAACTGGATCATCGTTTAGTGGTGCAGGAACTGGATTGACCGGTACTGCCTCATCGTTGACTGTGGGCAGTGCAACTACTGCTACATCAGCAACCACAGCAGGTACAGTGACCACAGCGGCACAAGGTAACATCACTAGTGTTGGAACACTGACATCACTGGCAGTAACTGGCAACATCACCGCAGGTAACTTGACTGGTGCGACTCTAGTTAGTGCCACCAACTTGACTGGCACATTGACCACTGCCGCACAAACTGCTATCACTTCAGTAGGCACTCTAGGTAGTTTGACAGTAACAGCCAATGTCTCTGGTGGCAACCTATTAACTGCTGGACTAATATCAGCAACATCAACTATTACCAGCGCCGCAAATATCACTGGTGGTAACTTGTTGACAGGTGGACTTGTAAGTGCCGCAGGTACCATAACTGGCACAAGTCATCTGGGTGCTGTGGTAAGTGTAAGTGGCAATATCACTGGTGCAAGTTTGTTGGGAACTACAGTATCTGTAACTGGCAATTTAATTGGTAACAATGTCAACGCTGGAACTGGTAATATTATTGGTGGAAATATTATATTTCAATCAAATTATGTAAGTGGAACCGGTAACATAAATGGCGGTAACTTATTAACAGGTGGACTAGTCAGTGCCACTGGTACGATAACTGGATCATCGTTTAGCGGGGCAGGCACTGGGTTGACTGGTACCGCTTCATCATTAACTGTAGGCAGTGCAACCACTGCAACCACAGCAGGTACGGTGACCACTGCCGCACAAGGTAACATTACAAGTGTTGGTACATTAACATCACTGGCAGTAACTGGCAACGTCTCTGGCGGCAACTTGCTGACAGGTGGGCTTGTAAGTGCCACATCAACAATCACAAGTGCTGCCAACATCACAGGTAGTAATTTATTAACAGGTGGACTGATCAGTGCCGCAGGTACTGTAACTGGCACAAGTCATTTGGGTGCTGTGGTATCAGTCACAGCCAACGTAACTGGTGGCAATATCTTAACTGCTGGACTTATAAGTGCA